TGTTGACAGATGTCGTAGAAACTCTTCTCCTTGACATGAGAAGTGAAATGAAAAAGCAGGGATATGATCTGCGTTATGATGCCAAGCACAATTTCAACACGGCGATAGCAGCTATACGCCGGCTGAAGCAAGATGTAGACAAGACCCAGCTTTCTACTCAGGAGAATTTTGGAAACGACTCAGACTGTCTCCTTGCCTTTATCAAGCTGCTGATAGATCGCTGCGGTGACGACGACAAGAAGATGTTCGAATTCTATAATTACATCAAGTGTTTCCCGTCCCAGTTAAATATTGAGTTGTCTGACGAGAAGAGTGTGTTTGCTCATATCTTTGATAATTAAGGCTGCTCGGTCAATTTCAGGGGACATGTTTTTTAGAAAGTAATAATTCAAAATTGTTTAGAAATGAATAAAAAGGAGCAGCAAGCAATCGACTTTCTTCGCAGCATGGAACGTGACGATCCGATGTGTTTAGGCTTTTCTGGCGGCAAAGATAGTGTTGTAATTCTTGACCTTGCAGAGCGTTCTGGTATAAAGTATAATGCGTCTTACGCAAATACGACAGTTGATCCACCTGGTACAATCAGTTTCATAAAGAAGAACTATTCACAGGTTCAGATACTTCACCCAAAGAAATCATTTTTTCAGTTGGTTGAAAATAAAGGATTACCCGGCAGAATGAGGCGTTTTTGCTGTGAAAAGTTGAAGGAGCAATACGGTATCGGTCAGCGTACAATAGAGGGAATGAGGGCAGAAGAAAGCCAATCGAGGGCGTCGTATGAACCGGAGCAATGTGATGCACGCAGATGGATGAAAGGTGCGAAGCATATTCTCCCGATCCTTAACTGGTCAGAAGCCGATGTATGGAACTACATTCGTAAAAATGGTCTTCCATATTCCAAGTATTACGATAAGCCCTATAATCTTTCCCGTCATGGCTGTATTGGTTGTCCCCTTGCCGGTTGCAAGCAGATGCAGGCAGAATTTAAGATGTTTCCTGGTTATGCCCGAAGAATGATTGTCGCCATTGAACGATATATGAATAATAAACCTAACAATGCTCTTGCTAAGAATTTCAGTGATCCGTATGAATCCTTTTACTTCTACATCAATGAAATGCCGATGCAGGATGTTAGACGTTTGAAAAAGGGACTTTTTCATTTTAATGCGAAAGAGGTTATACAGAAAGAGATTTTAAATAGAATAAGGTAAAACAATTTAGTAATGAATAAAAGCAAAAGGCGGGTTGCAAAGCCGCCTCCTGTTTATTTTAGATGGGTACACACTCTGTCACGTATTCAATTAACTAATAACTGTCACTTACGAGATTGAAAAATGCTTCCCATCCTACCGTCTAATTGATTTTGGACATCCATATAGCCCCACGGTAGTAAAGCTATAGGAGTCCTTTTAAAATTATGTTTTTCATAAAAATAAAATTAAGTCGCTTGCACCGTGCAAACGACATCCAAAAGTAACAATTTAAAATAATATGGCAAAGATTTATGTAGCAAGTAGTTGGAGAAATGTATTTCAACAGGACGTTGTAGCTATTCTCCGTGATTTAGGACATGAGGTCTATGATTTTAAGAATCCCCCACATGGGAATGGTGGTTTCCAATGGTCTGATATAGACCCTGATTGGCAGAACTGGACAACTGAACAATATCAAGAAGCACTTAATCACCCAATTGCGCAGAAAGGTTTTGATTCAGATTTTAATGGTATGCAGTGGGCTGATGTCTGCGTTATGGTTCTTCCTTGTGGCCGCTCGGCCAACACAGAAGCCGGATGGATGAAAGGTGCAGGTAAAAGGGTAATGGTTTATTCTCCCGAAAAGCAAGAACCAGAACTGATGTATAAAATATACGATTTTGTGAGTGACAACATATTTCGTATCAACGATAAGATAATTGGAGTATAACAAATCAGAGATGAATGTACTAAGTTTATTCGATGGCATGTCCTGCGGTCAGATTGCTTTGAAGCAGCTTGGCATTATCCCGGGAAAGTATTACGCTTCTGAGATAGACAAGCATGCCATCAAGCAGACGCAGCTCAATTTCCCGGATACAATCCAGCTCGGAGATGTCACTCAGGTAGATGTGTCTAAGTTAGAACCAATTGACCTGTTGATAGGGGGCAGTCCTTGCTTTGCGGCAGGGGTCAAAGTGTTGACCGATGTTGGGTATAAAGACATTGAAGATATAAGAGTTGGTGACAAGGTTCTCACCCACAATAACAGATATATGCCTGTTTTAGCTATAGGTCATAAGGAAGCCATGACCTATACGTTAAAAGCGCAAGGATTTGTTGATGTTGTCTGCACAAAGAATCATCCTTTTTACGCCCGGAAGAAATATAAAGAATATTATAGAAAAGACGATGGGAAAAAGTCTGCACGTGTCATATTGGGAGATGCCGAGTGGGTGAACGCTGGGTTACTTAAGGGAGATTATTATATATGTTCAAACATACAGAATGACCTATCCGAAAATCCGTACAATATCACTAAAGACGAAGCCTATGTAATAGGCAGATATATCGCAGACGGACATACAAGGAAAGACAAAAGGTATGACGAATACCACAAAGGAAGCAGAGCATGGCAGCTTATACTAAGTATCGGAAATTCAAAAGTAGAACAGTTTTGCTCCAATATAGACAAGTTAAATTATAGTTGCTATAAGCACGGAGATAGCGTCCATCGCATTGTGTTCAGCAATAAAAGGTTAGTTGAACTAGTAGAAAAGTATTGTGGTATTGGTTCTATAAATAAGCATTTTGGGGAAGCGATAGTTAGACTGCCAAAAGATTTGTTGTCAATCGTACTGAAAGGGTTTCTTGATGGTGACGGGTGTATAGATGGCAATGAATGGCACATAACGACAATAAGCCCTATGTTGGCAATCACGATTCAGCGTGTTGTTTCTAAACTTTATAATAGTCATATAAATGTCGGTAAACACACACCTGCGGAACACAAAAAGCTTCTAGGAAGAACAGTGCGTCAGAACAAGCAATATATAATATCCTTTTCAGAAAAAGAAAGGAGATACGATAAGGCAAAAACGATAGGTGATAAAATGTGGTCAAACGTAAAGTCGTTTACTGCATATAAAATGCAAACGGTTTACAATCTTGAAGTCGAGGAAGATAATTCTTATACTGCAAATAATTTCGTTGTACATAATTGTCAGTCATTCTCTTTTGCCGGCAAACGTGTCGGGATGTCTACTGTGGATAAAGAAGAGATATACACTCTGGATCGCTACCTGGAATTAAAAGAAGAAGGCTTTCAATTCGAAGGGGAGTCTTATCTGTTTTGGGAGTATATGCGTATTCTGACTGACATCCGTAAATATAATCCGAATGTGCTGTTCTTGCTGGAAAACGTGGAAATGGGGAAGAAGTGGGAACGGGTACTGAGTAACGCAATTGGGATATATGGCGTGCATATCAATTCTGCCTTGGTATCGGCACAGAATCGGAGACGTATCTATTGGACGAATATTAGGACGAAAAGAGATGGTTTGTTTGATGATTTGTATTCTGACATACCGCAGCCTGCGGATAAGGGATTTTTGTTGAAAGATATCCTTGAAGATGAAGTGGACGAGAAATATTATATGAGTAATAAAGCCATTTCGGGCATAATGAATCACAAACAAAGACATACGGAAAAAAGGAACGGGTTTGGAGCGCAATTCCCAACTTTAAAGAGCAATACTTTACTGGCGAGATGCTATAAGGATGGAAAGGAAAATTTGATAGTGGAAGATGTTAGAGTCAAAGGAGTTTCGTATACAGACAGAGGAATACGTCCTCATAGAGGGGATTACAGGAAATCCGGAGTAAGTGAGTACGGTACAATTTTATATACCGATCAAAAATCAGATACGCATATTGCGTCTCATGTAGGAATGATTGTAGAAGAGGATTCGCCTCTCACGGGAATTGCAGGGATTCGTCGTCTGACTCCTACCGAATGCGCCCGCCTTCAGACTATTCCTTCCTGGTATAAATGGGAATGTTCCGACACGCAGCAGTACCGAATGCTAGGCAACGGATGGACGGTGGATGTTATTGTGCACATCCTATCCTTTACGAAAGAGAAAATGAATATTAACGTAGTCTGAAAAGGCTCAAAACAATAAAGAAAGGAACTAACTATGGGATTTACAACACCATGTTTTATTAGAAAAAATACGGAGGAACTCCGTAAGAAGTTAGAAGATATAGGGTATAAAAACGCAGGTTCCTCAAATCATCACGATATAATATATACAGATACTGAACATGGAGTATATTTCACAACGTTCGCATCCAATATTACAGATGATGAGGTTGCGTATGATTGCAAATATAATAGAACCCTGTTCCTTGCTATTGCCGCACTGAGAGATGATACTGATAACAACCAAATGTTTATCAACGGCAAAGGAGATTGGGGTATATATCGAGACGGTTCTGACGGTGGATTATCGGGCATAGACTTTTATGGAATGCCTAACGACCTTAATGTGGACAATTATCATAAGGCTACAGTAGAAGAGCTAATAGAACACTTTAAAGGAAAGGAGGAATCATGCCAGGATTTATAGCTCAACAGCCCAATGGTCTTTTCTGTCGCTTCAGCACAATTGTTGATACAGTGACTAACATTAACATGACAAGGGAAGACTATATAAACCTTTGTAAAAAGGAATTTGGAGAAGTGAAGGGTGAACAAGAAGCTCTAGATGTATTGAGTCATTATCTTAGACCTTTCCAGGATGTTTTAGATTGCTACACCCCATTAAATGATTCAGTCGAAGAGTTTACACAACGTCTTAAAGGAATGGGATATGACGGTCCCTTTGAATATAGAGAGGAGGAAATATGAAGAATATTAAAGATTTAACAATCAAAGTAACTTATCGAGTTGGGCTTGGAAATGTTGAAGTCCCTGACGAAGTTTATAATGAATTAGCTAAAGCCTATGATGAAGGTGGTGATGTACCTGAATGGGATGATGAGCTTGAAAACGCAAAAGAATGGCTTAGTGATAATATTCGAGAAGCGGATGCAATGGAATGGGAATATGAGATTGATGATTTTCAAGATGAATAATTTATGAAACAGGTATTATCAATTTTGCAAATGAAGCACTTGCAGGAACTTGGATTGGACACAAGTGATGAAAGTATGTGAACTTATAGCTTTATTGCAGACTTGCATTCAGGACTTTGAACTAAAAGAGATAATTTTCACCAAAGATAAAAATGGTGAAGATGGAGTGGATATTATATATGATAACGAGGCTATGTTTGGTCAGAAGACAGAAACTGCCAATGAATAATATAAACAATGAGAAAGAAAAGAATAACAGTTAGATTTGATGATCGTACAATGATGCTGTTAAATGAGTTATCTGATATGACCAAAACAAATACATCGGTAATTGTTCGCGGAATGGTACATCGCAATATTGAGGATTTGATTGATAAGGCGGGTAATTGGAAAATAAAGGATGAGAACACTAAAAAACGGAAAGATTGATAAAAGAGTTATGTCCATGATTGTGCGAAACTACGATAAATTGAAGGATTTATGTATTTATCGCACTCATGGGCTATTATGTTCCAAAAGTTATGAGGATATATTTCATGATGCAATATTGTTTGTTTCTCAAGATAAAAAAGCGTCACTTATATTCTCTGAGGAGGAGTTGATACGTTATTTCAATTATCGCTTCCGGATGATACTTTACCAAACTATTAATGATAACAAACAATTAAAAGAGATACCTTATGCCGACTATATACAAACCTCAAAGAAAGAGGACTCAGAAGAATGACAATTATTATGTTGCGGAACGCCGGAAAATCTATAACTCAGAGCGATGGCGTAGTCTGCGTGCATGGAAGTTTGCTTGCAATCCGCTTTGCGAAATATGCCAAAAAGCGGGAAAGACAGTTCCTGCTGAAGATGTTCATCATATTATCTCGTTTATGAGTACTAATGATTGCGTAGAAAGGAAACGTCTTGCTTATGATTACGATAACCTAATGAGTTTGTGTAAACAATGTCATCAGAATATTCACAATGAGCGAATTAGATAAATATATTGTCAAGATCGACAATATGTACTTATCAGAGTTTACCTTCCTATGGATGTATTATGGACAGCCTTGTGATCTATTGTTTCAAAAGCCTCAGACCATAGGATGTACCGGCATATGGGTAGTAGTGAAGGATGAGAATACCAAAAGATTCCTAAAGCGGGCAAAGGAGAAGACGGGATGCGAGCTATTTGAAGTAGATAAATAGTGTTAATAAAATAAAAACGGACAAGATGAGGAATATCTATTTTTATGCGTTTTTAGTTGGAAATTGATATAAAATAGTGTGTTTTCGTTTCTTTTTCGGGTGTTTTTGCCGTGTTTTATTGTGTTAAATTTGTGTTAATAGTGATAGTTGCTCCTTTTTATGAGGTTGTTTATCTTATGCGTTATTCCTATGGGACAATCTGATTAAGCGGAAAGAATAAAAAAATATGTAATGAAAAATAAACTTGTAGTCCTTTGTGTACTAATTCTATATGCTGAATTTATGTTAAAATTAACAAATTATTCAATCGAAAGGGGATAGGGGGTCAAATTTGTGCGTTTTCAGCCTTCGAAACCTCGCCCCACCCTTCTTCACACGCACGGAACTTTTTTGAAAAAAGCCAAAGTGTTTCGTTGTGTTAAAATAGGTCAGACATATTAATGGTTTTTAGAAAAAGAAAAAGCTATGGCAAAATATAAAAAGATAACCTTCAGGATTCCGGACAGCATCCGTCATGATGAGGCTCGGAAGATTATAGCGGATATCGTGAAGCAGCTTAATAAAAGCGAGATGCTGGAAGTAGCCGATATACCTCAGTTGCATCGTATGTCAATTGCTTATGATACCTATCTGACCTGTGTCGACATTCTTGCAGAGGAAGGTCTGACGATGAGAAATTTAAAAGGCGAAATCGTGAAGCGTCCTGAAGCCAATTTATTAAAAGAGAGCTGGAGTCAATATCTGGAATTGGCGAAAGAGTATGGATTGACAGTGAAGAGTAAGGGGCAGATAAAAGCGTTGAATGTTGAAGATGCTGAGGAATCTCCATTAACTGCTTTTTTGAGAGAGAATAAGGAAATGCGTTAATGCAGACAAAAGCGTATTATAAGTATGCACAGGATGTCATAGAAGGCAATGTTGTTTGTGGTAGGTATATAAAACTTGCCGCAGAACGCTTTTTTGACTTTATGGAGAACGACCGGTATGAATTCAGGGAGGAGAAAGTTGACTATGTTATAAAGTTCTTTTCGATCCTGCGTCATTTTACGGGAAGGCATGCGGGAAAGCCGTTCGCGCTCCAGCCTTGGCAGCAGTTTGTGATTGCGTCTATTTATGGATTTTATGTGAAGGAGACCAATGAACGCTTAGTAAAATACGTGTATATAGAGATTTCAAGAAAAAACGGAAAGACAGCGTTTGCTGCCGGGTTATGTCTTTTTCATCTTATAGCAGATGGAGAAATGGATGCCGAGGTCGATTTGGCTGCAAACTCAAAAGATCAGGCAAAGATTGCTTTCAAGTTTTGTTCTCAGTTTGCTAAAGGGCTTGATCCAAGAGGAAGGGATCTGGTATCATTCAGGGATAAGGTAAAGTTTGAGCAGATGCTCAGTATACTTCAGGTTTTTGCGGCAGACGATTCCAAGTTGGATGGTTTTAATGCGTCAATGTATCTGATAGATGAGTATCATGCGGCTAAAAACTCCGGATTGAAGGATGTGCTCCAGTCTTCGCAGGGTATGCGCGATAATCCGATGGCTGTTATTATTACTACTGCCGGCTTTGACAAATTGGGTCCGTGTTATCAGTATCGGGAAATGTGTACTGAGGTTCTTTCCGGTTTAAAGGAAAATGATGCCTTGTTCGCGGCCATTTATTCGCTTGACGAAGGGGATGATTGGAAAGATCCTCAAAACTGGGGTAAAAGTAATCCGAATATTGGCGTAACCGTAAAGCCTCAGTACTTGCAGACCCAGGTTCAGTCAGCAAAGAACTCTCCTTCGGAAGAGGTTGGTATCAGAACTAAGAATTTCAACATATGGTGCGATTCTGAAACTATATGGATTCCGGATCATTATATATTGCAGGCATCTGCCGATATTGACTTCGAGCAGTTTAGCGGTATGGATTGTTATGCCGGTATCGACTTGTCCAGCACCAGCGACTTGACTTGTGCCTCATTTATGTTTCCCACAGAAGATAAGTATTATTTCAAAACGTTGTATTACCTTCCGGAGGCCGCCTTGCACGAGAAACGTTTCCGTGATCTATACGGAGAATGGCGCAGGCATAATCTTATAACCATAACTCCCGGTAATGTGACAGACTATGACTATATCCTCAATGATCTTATGCGAATTCGGGATATAGTTTATATTCAAAAAATAGCCTATGATGCATGGAATGCGACGCAATTCGTGATCAATGCGGAAGAAAAGGGATTTCCGATGGAACCTTTTTCCCAGGCATTGGGCAATTTCAACCGTCCGACCAAAGAGATGGAACGTTTAATCCTCTCTGGAAGGGCTGTGATTGATAATAATTTGATAAACAGACACTGTTTCCGCAATGTTACTATGGCAAGAGATAAAAATGGTAATACCAAGCCTTCCAAGCAGTTTGAGGAAAAGAAGATCGATGGAGTGATTGCCAAACTGGAAGCATTGGGTATTTATTTAGTTTCCCCAAGATACGGAGAATTTTATTGATTTGTCAGACACTTTTTTGGTTATACGTAAAAGTGTCTATAATGAGTATAAAAATTCCGTTTACCGGTATAGAAATAAGAAGGGCAACCAAGCAGGAGACTTCCCGTGTCACCGCTTGGAGTTACACTGGCGCAAGACCCATGCTCGCCAGTCGGAGCAAACCTATGCTTCTGTCTACTGTTTATCGTTGCGTTGACCTCATATCGGACAGTGTCGCTGTTCTCCCGCTAAAAACTTATTTACTTGACGAAGGTGGATTTAAAAAAGAGTATAAGACTCATCCGGCTTACATGATTCTTGATCTTGAACCGAATGAGGATATGACTCGTTTTGTCTTCTTTAAAACTCTGATGGCTTCTGTACTTCTGACGGGTAATGGATATGCCTACATAGAAAGGGACCGTAATTTGAACTTATTGCAGTTGATATACATACCGACCAGTCAGGTGACGATTGTATACATCACTGATAAAAATGGTATAATGCGTAAGCGTTACCAGGTAGTAGGTTTTAAGGAACTGGTTGAACCAAAAGACATGATCCATGTCCTGAATTTCTCTTATGATGGAATTATCGGCGTATCTACGTTGACTCATGCGCGTCAGACTCTTGGCATTGCTACAAAAAGCGAAGAGCATGCTTCCGGCTTCTTTGAATCAGGGGGTGCTGTCTCCGGAATATTGACTGTTGAGGATAAACGGTTAGATAAGAAGCAGAAGGATCAAATATATGAAACATGGGGAGAGAGAATGTCCCAGCATCCGAACGGAATAGCTGTATTGGAAGGAAACATGAAATATCAGCCGATTACTGTCAGTCCCAAGGATAGCCAGCTTCTTGAAAGTAGACAGTTTAATGTGGTGGATATCTGCCGTTTCTTCTCTGTGTCTCCTGTTAAGGCGTTCGATTTGTCTAAATCAAGCTATTCTACCGTTGAGGCTACTCAGCTTCAGTATCTGACCGATACGGCATTGGCTGTAATCACTAAAATAGAGCAGGAAATTAACCGAAAAGTATTTCTCAGATCAGAACGCGGCAGAATTATCGCGGAATTCGATACATCGGCCATTTTGCGTACTGATAAAGCAGCACAGGCCGCTTACTGGAAGGATATGTTTTATGTCGGAGCTGCTTCTCCAAATGAAATCCGACGTGAAAACAATCTTTCTCGTGTGGATAATGGAGATAAGGTTTTTGTACCGGTTAATACTCAGACGTTAGATAACGCTTTAATGCAGAAAATGCCTATTGAAGAAGAGATTGATCCCAGTTTGTCAGACAATAAAACGGTTAATAAGTAAAAGATTAGTTATGGATGAAAAAAGAGAGATAAGAAACACGTCATTTCAGGTCCAGGTGACCGGAGAGAATGAAGAAAAAAGAACTGTTGAAGGTTATGCGCTGCTATTTGATACCCCATCAGATGGATTATCATTTACTGAAGTCATTAAGCGTGGTGCTCTCGACGGAGTATTGGAGAAAAGTGATGTTTTTGCTCTATTAAACCATGATCAGAGAAGAGGGGTTCTTGCGAGAAGTAAATATGGTAAAGGTTCTTTGTCGCTATCGGTTGATGACAAGGGATTAAAATACCGCTTTGACGCTCCCAAAACCGCTCTGGGTGATGAATTGCTTGAGAATATCCGTCGCGGAGAAATCGGAGAAAGTTCTTTTTGTTTCGATGTCGAAAAAGATACATGGGAAAAGAGGAGTGATGGTAGTTGGAAGCGAACAATAGAGAAATTTGGCAATATCTATGATACTTCTCCGGTTTATAATGGGGCGTATAGTAAAACTTCAGTCTACATGCGTGGAAAAGAAGCAGCCGAAGAGGAGCTTCGTCATCGGGAACAGGAAATTCCTGAGTCTTACTACCAAAATATCGAGAAATCATTAAACATTTAATTTATAAATTATGGCAAAAGAAAAAAGTATTACAGACTTGAAGGATGAGAAGAAGCAGCTTTCTGCTCGTTCAAAAGAAATTATTGAGAAGGCTAAAGGTGAAAAGCGCCAGTTCTCTTCTGAAGAAAACGAGGAATTGGGAGTGAATCAGGCTCGAATGGCTGAAATCAATCTTGAAATCGAAGAGAGAGAGGAGGAAAATCGCGGTAAACGTCCTGTGAAGACAGTGACTACTGGAAATAGTGGATTTTCTATTCGTCGTGCTATTTTGGCACAGATGAATAAAACGGAACAACGTGACAGTGAAGCTGCTGTTATTGAAGAGGCGACCAGATTGCATCGTTCTGTAGCTGCTACTGCTGAAAATTGTGGTGAACTGATTCTCCCTTTGTCGTATCAGAAACGTGCGGCGTACACAGCGGGAACAGAAGCGACCACTGGTGTTGTCATTGACGAGGAACAGCAGGAGCTGTTGTTACCATTGGAGGCTAACCTGGTACTGTCTCAGGCGGGAGTGCGTATGATGACTGGACTGGTCGGAAACATCTACTGGCCTAAACATACCGCAGCTCAAGTTTTCTGGGAAGGTGAAAATACGGAAGCTAAAGATGGCAAGGGAGAATTCTCTAAAGGCAAGCTGTATAGTCCGAAACGTTTGACGGCTTACGTAGACATCTCTAAACAGTTGCTGATCCAGGAGAATCGTTCCGTGGAAGGATTGATCCGTCAGTTGCTCGCTATTGCCATTGCCCAGAAGGTGGAAAAAACAGCTCTGAGTAATGCTGAGACAGAAGAGAATGTCCCAGATGGTATGTTCCAGACGTTAAGTGACGTTAGCGGAGTTATGGACTGGGGAAAAGTTGTTGAATTGGAAACCAACGCAGATTTAAACAATGCTTTGTTCGGCAACTTGGCATATATTATGCATCCGTCTCTGGTTGGAAAAGCCAAAACAAAAGTAAAAGATCAATCCGGAGCTGGCGGCTTCCTCTTTGGCAATGATGGCACAGGTATGCTGAACGGTTATCGTGCATTGCGTACAAACAACATTCCTAAAGGGTTGCGAGACGCGAAAGACGAGTTCGGTATTGTGTTCGGTAATTGGGCCGACTATTTCCTGGGACAATGGGGAGCAATTGACATGACTGTAGACCCATACACGCAGGCAACTAAAGGTGCGGTCCGTCTGGTTATTAACTCTTATTGGAACATGGGTATGATTCGTCCGGAATCATTCACTATTGCATCAATGAAATAATATGGCATACGTCGAACTACAACTGGCAAAGAAGCATCTGAATGTAGAAGAATCTTTCACTGAAGATGACGAATACATCGAATGTCTTATTGAGGCTGCTGAGGCTGTTGTAGAGAAGGATATATGCGAGGAATTGAAAGCATTGTCCGGAGAGGATGGTAAAAGCCTGCCGGCTCCTCTCCGACAGTGTATTCTTCTGATGGTTGGTCAATATTATGCAAATCGGGAACCGGTTGCTTTTGTGCGGTCAAGTCAGGTTCCATTATCTTATAGCCATTTAGTTTCACTCTATCGGAATTACAACAGATGAGAGCAGGATTATTAAAATATACCCTTGTGTTTGAGGAGCCGGTCGAAGAAAAAACCGAAACGGGTTTTGTCCGTAAGGACTACCGGGAAGTGTTCCGATGCCGGGCATATCGCAAAAAACAGACGCTTCTCTCTGTTGACGAGAGTGCTTACGAGCAGTTTATCGGTCAGACAACGGTCATGCAAGTTCGGAAATATCCGCAAATTAAGTATGGTTGTCGTGTAAAGTACGCAGATAGCGTGTGGGAAATAAAGATGATTGAACCGGATGGCAATGAGCTGACCTTAACTCTAAAAAAGATAGATGTATGATTCAGGTCACGACAATAGACAAAGAGAATATTTACTACCTGATCCGTAATCTTGAAGATTTTGAGAAGGACAAGGCTGTAAGGAGCGGACTCCGGGCTGCAATGAATGTCTTCAGGGTTAAAGGAAGGAGTAATCTTCGTGCAAGGCTGCTCCATCACGGGAAACAGACCAATCATCTGATGAATTCTTTTACAACAAGGGTCAAGAGGAATAAGCTAGGCGCATTGGCTGGCTTTGACCGTCCGGGAGGTAACCATGCCCATCTGGTCGACAGAGGCACTAAGAAGCGTTATACCAAATCTGGCGCAAGTCGCGGTGTTATGCCGGGTAACAACTTTTGGGAGGACGCCCGGAATACGGAAGAAGGAAAAGCAATGCAGGCAGTTCACGAAGGGATAAAAAGAGCGGTTCAACGAATAAATGACAGACGATGAACATGTTTAAAGTAACCAACGAGGTACGCGGCATTCTCCTTAAGTCAAAGGAGATTGTGGGGTATGTGGAGGATAAGATCTTTCCTGTGATGGCTCCAGAAAATACCGCTGGGGATTATATAATCTATCAGAGGGATGGGTACAAACAGGAGTATAGTAAAATGGGAGTAGCCCGTCAGACTCCATTGGTAAATGTGATCGCCATTAGTGAGGACTACGGACGCAGCCAGGATCTTGCCTCATTGATTTATGATTCCTTGTCCGGAGTATGGACAGATCCGGATATGCACATTCGGCTTGAAGACTCTACCGAGGGCTTCATTGATAATAAATACATTCAAGTTTTACAATTTTCAATTAGTTCATTATAGTTATGGCAGAAAAAAAATATGATTCGGCTAAAGACATGGTTGTCGGTGATAAGCTAATGCTTTTCGTTGAAACCGGAGAATCCTCTAGTAAGCAGATACTCCCTATTGCATTTGGAACCTCATGTAGCATTGACATAAGTGCTGATACAATTGATACGAGTAACAAGATGTCAGGTAACTGGAAGGAATATCTGACAGGACAGTTGGGATACACTGTCACCAGTGAAAGTATGTTGTCTCTTAAATCAGGTCATTTGTCTTTCGTCACATTAAAGGAATTGATGAAGGAGAGAACACCGATACCTTTTGTGATAGCAAAAACGGAAGAGACAGAGGGAGACTTCCCGAAAGGAGAAGAATATGTAAAAGGAAAAGCGATTATTACGGCTCTTTCCATGAAGGCAGACAATGGTGCGATCTGTACCAGCTCGGTAACCTTACAGGGAACCGGGCCTCTGGAAGATGGAGCCGGTGCTTGATTTTTCGATGTTGTTAAAAAGGTGGAGGCGGTCAGAGATGGCCGCCTTTTTAAATAGTTAGAGTAATGGATATATATTTAATCATAATAACGGTACTTTTTATTTATATGTGCCTTTGTCTTATATTGGATCTTAGAGAAAGACGTACAGGCAAACCTAAGACCTCTGAATCCACTCCTCCGCCAAAGGCCAGAACATTGCCGGGTAAAATGCGATTTAAGAAATGCACCATTAAGATGATTATCCGATGGGAGCAGTTGATGAAGAAACCTTTTTCACAAATAGACTATACCGATAAGGAAGACGTAGACGCCTTACTTTATGTGATGAATATGGACGGAATGAAAGATATGTATACTTATTCTGTTTTTAAAACTGCCATATCAAACGATAAAATATTCAAGGAGCTGATTTCAGGCATAGAGAGGATGAGTATTGTCTCTTCGCAGTTCCAGAAAGCATTGGATTCATCCGGGGGAACTGTAGCTTCAGAATCATGCTTCGTTGGCGAAATAGTAGCTATGCTGATAATGGATGGGCTGGACGCTCATTATGCAATGGAAGAGATGGAGATATATGATCTTCCTTTGTATATCGAAGCGGATAACCGCAAGCGTAGAGAATTTCTGGAGTCCGAAAGATTGTGGACGTATATGACGATCCTTCCTCATATAGACGGCAAGAAACTTCGCTCCGCTCAAGACATGTATCCGTTCCCCTGGGAGATACAGGAGATGAAAGACAAGGCTGAAGCTGAGATAAAGGCCAATGAGGAGGATTTCCGAAAGTTTATGGCCGGTGAATTATTTGATATAAACAAAGTGAATTGGAGTAAAAGTAATTAATTATGGCAAGCAGACTATCATTCTCAATAGCATTAAATTTCTTAACCGAAAATTTTAAGAAGGGAACGAACCAGGTAAAAGCAGCCTTTCGTTCTATGCAGATGCAAGTCCTTACCTTCGCAGCGGCTCTTGGTGCAGGTGGACTTGGATTAACCAATCTTGTCTCCCGTTTCATTGAGGTGGCCAAGGAATCAAGCCGGGTCACTACGGCTCTGAAGAATGTGTCCGGAACAATGGGACAGTTTGCGGAGAATCAGCGTTTTCTGCTGGATATGGCTAAGAAATACGGATTGGAGATCAATGCTCTGACGGGCAACTATGCAAAATTTACGGCTGCGGCTTCTATATCCGGCATGACGATACTAGAACAGCGGAAGATATTCGAATCTATGTCCCGTGCTGTTACCGCTTTCGGCATGAGCGCGGAGGATAGCAATGGTGTATTCTTGGCTTTATCCCAGATGATGAGTAAGGGAAAGATCAGTTCGGAAGAATTACGTCTACAGATGGGAGAGCGACTTCCTATTGCTCTTCAGGCTATGGCAAGAGCTGCCGGGACTAGCGTTGCCGGTCTTGACGAATTGATGAAGAAAGGTAAATTGATGAGCGCGGATGTCCTTCCTAAATTTGCTAAAGCCTTGGACGAAATGATTCCCAATGTCGATACAGATAATCTGGAAACATCTCTGAATCGTCTGAAAAATGCCTTCACTGAGTTAGTCGATGAGGCGGATATCAAAGGCAAATATAAATCTCTTATCGATTGGGTTACTAGCGCAGTAAAAACGGCCACAGAAAATATCAGGAGTGTTATAACTTATGCGATTGCAGCAATCGTGGTATTGGTAACGAGCAAACTGGTTAATAATATCATATCTGCTATAGCCAAAGCCGAATTAGCCGCTAAGTCAGCAGCTCGCCGGGCTGCTAAGGATGCAGGAGTTGCATTTAATGAAGTTGAATGGAAAGCACAAAAGACGAGTGCTTCCATCAAGATGGCGTTTAGCAAGGCAATGGGATCATTAAAATCGTTATTGATCTCTTCTATCCCTACCGCTATTATTACTGTGCTCGGAGGCCTTATAGCCCATATGGTGACGCTAAAACAAGAAGCCGAAAGAATAAGAAAGGTTTTCTCTGATTATAAGAAAGAAGCGGCTAGTATTACGCATACTCCAGAGATAATTCAGTTAAAAGTAATTCAAGATTTATATAATAAAGCAGCAGATGGCTCTAAGTTAAAAGAAAAATATCAGAATCGCATTATAGAATTATTGGGAGGGGAATTAAAGAAAAATCAGGATATCAATGCTGCTGTACGCGAGAGAATTAAACTATTAGAGGCTACTGCTAAAGTAGATTTTTTCACGCAAAAGAAAATTGCAGCGGAGGACAAATTAAAAGATATATATAATAAACGCGGTGGCGAAGAGGCTTTTAATTTCCAATATAGAAATGCTATAGAGAATCAAGGAGTATTAAATTTTGGTGGTCCGGCTCCGATTATAGGAGAGATGGAAGAAGCTATAGCACTTAGAAATATTATAAAAGATGCTGATGCTAATCTGCACCAATATACGGAATATCTGGAAAAAAATAAGCCATCTATAACGACTCCTGCCACTACTACAGATACTTCCACCAAGAAGACTCTTCTCCAAAAACAGCAAGAGTCATATAACAAGCAGCTTGAGGAATTGGGTGCAGAGTTAGAACTTGGTAAGATTACTCAAGCAGAATATAACAAGGCATTGGGTGAACTGAACATCAAGATGTATGCTCAGGCAAAAGGAACAGGTGATAAGGATGTTTTAGGAAGTACTTATTTCCAAAGCCTTAAAACTGCTGCCGAGAAAGCGATAAGGGATCAGGATAAGAATGCTGCTCTTGTAGAATTCGAAAAGATTCAAAAGGAATACAATAATAAGGTAAAAGAACTCCAGTCACAAGAGTCTAAAGGGCTTATTACTCGAAAAGAGTTGAATGAGAACTTAGCTTCCCTTTCTTTGGATGCCGCAAAATCCGCTGCCAGTATAAAGGGTATTGGAGATGAGGCTGATGTCTTTATTGCAGCAATGAGTCTGAATGCAAAAATGCTTGCGTCTCCCATTAAAATAAAGCCTAGAGACACAACTTTTGATTATAAAAAGACCAAATCCGATATTGCCTCTGAGGAGCTGGAGGCAGCAAAGGAATATGCTGATAAACTGAAAGAGCAGGCCAAAAGCATGGGAAAGACTTTAGAGGATGAGGTTGCCAAATCATTAGCTAATGTCCCTACTTTGGAGAAGGCTTTAAAACTAGCTCAGGTGAAGGAGGATGTAAAGGATCTTACTAAGGAGCTTGGACAAATGAAATGGGATGCCCTAAAAGAAACTGTATCTACCATAGATGGGGTGGCTTCTGCTTTTCAAAGGCTGAAAGATGCTTTTGATCCGGAAACAGAGGCTTCGAGGTGGGAAAAACTGATGGCTATATGGAATACGCTGGCGAGCGTTGTAGATGGAATATTATCAGTAGCAAAGACCATTGAAAATATAACGGAACTTACGAATAAATTAGCTAAAGCTAAGGAGGCAGAAGCGGCGATAGATACTGCAACTACATCTCAAAAGGTTTCTAATGCCGCAACAGGAGCTGCTGCTACCGTTGCGGCTACGACTATCGAGAAAGAGGCAGCCAAAACGGAGGTAGCCGCTAATACGGCTAAGGGGGCTAGCGCGGTTGGAGCAAGTGCCGCAAAAAAACTGCCTTGGCCTATAAGCCTTATTGCAATTGGTGGAGCGATAGCTGCGGCTTTGGCGTTATTTGCTGCTATCCCTAAGTTTGCGCGTGGAGGAGTTGTGACCGGTGGGCCGTCGTCCGGAGATAAAATGCTAGCCCGTGTCAATGCCGGAGAGATGATACTCAATCAGGGACAGCAGTCTCACTTGTTTGAAGCCATTAATTCTGGAAGATTGGGTGGAGGTGGAAATATTCATTCGTCTGTCACTACAAGAGTAAGGGCTAAAGACTTGATTCTTACCATTAATAACGAACTTAAATCACAAGGAAAGAAACCTATATCATGAGTTACGGACTAATATATACAATACCATTTGCCACAATTGACAATATCTCATGCGTGGTCGAAATAGAAAAGGAAAACTATTCCGGAGAAGTAACGGAACTTAAAGGCGGTGCCTCTCCATTTACTGTTGATATTGCAGATGATGAGTTTCTCTATGTTCCTATTCGGTTTAGTACCGCAACAATTCGCATAGTAGGCAGTGATTACTTGCAGAGTTTGTTTACTACAGCTTACCAGGAATACCGGGTCGTGTTTAAAAAGAATGGAATAGTAACATGGATCGGTTTTATAAAGCCTGAGATATATACGCAAGATTATACCTCGGAAACCTTTGAACTTGAAATGGAGTGCATGAGTGCTATGTCTACTCTTGAGTTTATTGATTATGAGGTAGGAGGCAAAAAGAAAGAATTTGTTTCACTATGGAGTTTGTTGAAAAAATGTATAGAAGCGTCTTCTGCAAATTATAACGCTGTATATCTCCCCTATGTCTATGCGAAAAATGAGAAAGAGTACTTATCCGGCAGCAATATACTATATGAGATGAGAATTAGTGAACAAAACTTTTTCGATGAAGGCGGAAAGGCTATGAAGTTGAAAGAGGTTTTAGAGGAAGTATGCAAGTTTTTAAACTGGACTTGCGTAGACTGGAAAGGAGAGCTGTATTTTATTGATTTAGATTATGATGGTGTGTATCATAAATATAATGTTGCGCTAACGGAAAAAGAAGAAGTAGAGTTTAATAGTATTACAATACAAAATATAGGTTTCGCAGGTTCTGATCATTCTATGGATATTTTACCCGGATATAATAAGGTAACAATCAAATGCAGTAATTATCCGATTCCTGAGACTCTGAACTTCAGCGTAGATTATGATGATTTGGAACGATTAGTCACTTTGCCGGATATTGTATCCGGTGATGATGTTTCACATCGCCTTCTCTTGAATCCAGGCGATTTGGATATGTATCAATACGAGCAGTTTGCCCATCGTGTGGATATAAATGGATATAAGAACAATGTAGAGGCGGAAAACCTGCTAGGAGCTATTCCTATGCGGTATTGTAACTATAAAATGGTTGACAAGGATGGAGGGAAAGTTCCAGATATAACAGAATATAATTATACGGATATAATAAGAGTGAGGTTAAAAAACAAAGATGGAATAGTCTTAGGAGGATATGTTCCTGTTTTTATATTGAGGAGCCCATGTGTTGCTTATCCTCCCGGAGTGTTTTGTATTAATGCTTCTGTGAAATACTTTCAGAATGAAGAATTGTCTCCTTTGTCAAAAGACAGATGGGGAGGAAACTTAATGATAGGTACTAAATTGTTTATTGGCAATACAGATCTTACGACAGATGACCCGGTACTTGGAAATAACTTGTATAAATGCACATATATATCCTTTGGAGCATACGAAGATGGAGATTATAAATCTATAATCAATGATAAAAAATTGAATGATCCCTATCAAGGCGCATCGGGTAAAATGATATATTCTTCTTTTACTGGAAGTGGAATAACAACCGGTGAATTGGAGTTTCAATTGCTGGCCAGCATGTATCCGTCTGAAGTTAACAAGTATGGAGTCTTTTTGCAGAATTTTACTGTAAAATTTATCCCCAGGGATGGAGAGGACACCACGTCCAATTCAGATCGTATCTACGAAAATGTCATTAATGAAAACTATATTAATGAACTTGATGAAATTGAATTAAAAATCAGTTCATATAATCATGATGGTGCATGTTATGGCAAAGTTGTATTATCGACCGATTATTTAAGAGATGATCTGTATTCATACATAGAAGGAACCACCATACGTCCGGAAGAGCAGCTTATCCGTAGAATAATCAACCGTTATAATACCACCCGCGTTAAGCTGACTCAGGTGATAAAAGAATCACCTGATATAACTCCGTTGTCTCGTTTGTCTGACAATTATATGGTTAATAAAAGATTCATTAATGCAGGCGGATCTATCGACTACAAGATGAATCGTTTCCAATGTGTAATGATAGAGATATGAGCAGTAATATCGTAATAAAAACAAGGGCTATTCCGGCTAGTTCGAGATCGAAGGATTATCGAAATAGTACTGTTGTACGCACAAGCGGTGGCGGAGGAGGGGGCTCTTCTTCATCAGGAGGTATTTCTGGGGATGTAGGATTAAGTAAGGATATCCGTGTAAATGCACCCAAAACAGGTTATGTGAATCCGGGAGACGTCCTGCGTAAAGGTATGGGATACGAACAAATATTCAGAAAGATGCTTTACGCTCCGATGCCGGCCACTCTTGTCGGGAAGATATCAACGGCTAATGATGTTGAGTTTGGCTCAAAAAAAGGAGTTTTAACTTATACTGCCACCCGTAATGATAACGGGGCCATGACTAAGGCTTTCTATGATAATGACGAAGAAAATATTCTAAATTTTTCCGAAGAAGATAATAGCGGTGTGCAGATTGCAACAAGGGAACTGGAAGGAAACTATACAAAGGGAGAGACTTATACAGCTACGGTTATGTATGATGCCGGTGAGGATGAAGATATTAAGGAATTGACATTGACAAGTAAGATAAGTGTCAACGTTTATCGTAAGTGGTTTGCCGGGCTGTGTGATTCTGTGCCTCAAACCTCGGATGAGGTACGTAGTTTGAAATCAAATGGCTTATATATAAAGGCGGGAACATATAAGTTCCCGGTAGATAAATGGAAGAAAATAGCGGTTTGTATTCCTGCTGATGAGGTTACTGAATTGACGCTTACTGCTTATCCGGGTAATTTCATAGAGGATACAGGAATTACTACCGGCCCAATAACAATATCTGTTGAAGGAGACAACAAAAGTGCCGCGATTGATTATAAAATGTGGGTTGTTCAGACTTCGGGATTGAATGATGCCGATACATTTACTTTTAAAACCGCATAGGATATGGTTAAGATAAACGGAAGTAGTTTTGCATTACAATATAAAAGAACGACAGGGAGACCTATCGATTCTACGGCAACTTTCAAAACACTGGAAGATGCGACATCATATGCCCGTAATACGGATGCGGAAGAATACTTTCCTTATCCGGCCCAGATAGTCTCTGTTGAGTCAGATGGAAGTGTGTATAAATTGTTGAAAGATGAGACTATATCGGAAGCGGATGGACGGAAGCATTATAAATTGTCTCCAATAATGACAGGAGACGATGCCGACGACAAATATCTCAGCAAAGTGGAAGACGATGAAGCCAAGGGGCTAATAACCTTCCTGGCCGGCATTGACGTTAAGATAAAAGCCGTTGTTCAGAAGCTAGTTGCTGAAGACGCGACTTTCTCAAAGGAAATATCATCAAAAGACTATGTGCAGAATCTCATTGGTTGGATGATTACTCCCGATGGGCATATCGATGCGAAATCGCTCCATCTCCGCGAATTTCTTGAGGTTCCGGAGCTTCGCTATAACCGCGTATCAATAACTTCGGGAGAGGACTGGCTTGCTCCCGGTGGTGGTATTATTGAATCCGTAAATGAATCCTCTCAGACTCTGACTTTGAAGCTGGAACCGGGAGAAGTTGCGAACCTTGCGGTAGATGACATTTGTAAGGGTATATTCAACAATAGTACAGGATTCCAGACTTCTTATTTCCGTATAACTCAAAAGATAAGCAATTCGGAGTTTAAATATACTCTTAGAAGCGGCTATTCATATCATCCTCAGAAGGCCATGCATTTTGTGGCATATGGTAACTTCACGGATGCGGAGCGACAGAAATCTGCTTATTCCACAAAGGATTATAAACGCTATCTTGCAGGAGTCAATAACTGGGAGATAACCTCTTCTATGGTTATGATGCAGCTAGGGGACTTATCTAATCTAGTCATTTCAGGACTGGATTTGTCCGGATACAGTGCATACCTTCGCAATGTGTATATGACCGGTACGATTAAACAGCTTTCACAAGATGGCACTACAGAAGTCCTTGTTCCCGCATTTAAGGGGGAATGGAAAGCAGGAAAGTATTGGTATTACGATGAAGTTACACACAACGGCAGTACATGGATATGTATTGAACCTAGTACTACGCAGGAACCGTCGGATTCTTCTACGGATTGGTTGAAAGTCGTTTCTGAGGGACGTCCTGGAGATGATGGAACAAGTCTTATTTTTAAAGGCGAATTCGCTTCTGCACCTAGTAATCCTCAAAACGGATGGTACTACCGTAATACTACCGACAAGAAATGTTATGTATACCAAGATGGGGTATGGCATTTGATGACCGAAGACGGAAGGCCGGGAGCGGATGGCGTCGGAAGTATATCCTCAATCCTTGATGATGGAATGCAGTCTGTTGCCTGCGATTCTTCCGGTGCTGTGATATCTGGCCTTCCTCTTACTACGACTTTTTCGATGTATTACGGAACTACTAAACTAGCTCTTGATTCTCTTGCTGTAGGAAGTGTTACAGGGGTGACATCATCGGCTAATAAGAGTACAGGAGTAATAACCGTATCTGCTATCACTACCGCAGCTTCTAATATAATCCGCATACCGGTGACAGGTAAGGCTTCATATAAAGACGCACAGTACGAGGGAACTGTTTATCTGTCTGTCAATAAGGTAAAGCCGGGAGCAAATGCTGTCATCTATTCCTTGCAGCCTTCCGTAAACGTAATAAAGAAGAATGCTGATGGTAGCAGTGAAGTCTCAAAGGTTTCCTGTCGGATAATGAAGACGGACGGAGCTTCTACTGTAGTGTCATCTCTGCCTGTCGGTTATTCAATGGACTATGTCATCGATTCCGGAACTGCAAACGGATATACTCCGGGAAACGATATTGCAGTATCAGGAATAACCAGTAAAATACAGTTCCGGCTTTACAGTGAGACTTCGGGAGTGGTGTTAGTTGATCAGCAAACCATTATTGTTCTCAAGGATGGAAGTAACGGAAAGCCGGGAGATGATGGAATAGGAGTACAAGATGTGGATGTGCTTTACTACCTTTCAACTTCTTCTAGTTCTCTTTCCGGTGGTTCTTGGTCGACGACTGCTCCGGCTTGGGTAAACGGAAAGTACATGTGGAGTAAAACGAAGGTCATATATACAGATGGTTCCACAACGGAAACAGATCCGGCTTGTATAACCGGCTCTAAAGGAGCTAATGGCTCCGATGGGAAAGGAGTGGCAAGTATTACAGAACAATATTATCTGTCTACCTCTTCGAGTTCTCTTATAGGCGGGTCATGGTCAACGAGTGTTCCCACATGGGTAAACGGAAAGTATATGTGGACCAGGTCAGTTATCACCTATACGGATGGTTCATCGACTACGACAGATGCTGTTTGCGTCACAGGAGCGAAGGGGGAAACGGGTATAGGAGTAAAGAGTTACAGAGAACAATATTACCTGTCTACATCCTATAGCACTCCGGCAGGTGGTTCATGGTCGTATAATGTACCAAGCTGGACAGATGGTAAATTCATGTGGACGCGAACTGTTGTCACTTATACCGATAATACAACTTGGACGAGTGATCCGGTCTGTGTAACAGGGAGTGCCGGACCTTCCGGTAAGGGGGTAAAATCTTTTGAGGTTCTGTATTATCTCTCAACTTCTTCCAGCACCTTAACAGGTGGGTCGTGGTCTACGACTGCTCCTAAGTGGGAGGATGGCAAATACATATGGACTAAAACTAAGGTTACTTACACTGATAATACAACATATGAGAGCGATCCTGCATGTTTAACCGGCGGACAAGGAAAGACTGGATTGCCGGGTGCAATGCTCCGGCCACGCGGAGAATGGAAACCGAATACTGAGTATTATCACAATGATGCGTTTATTGATACCGTTATCTATAATGGGAATAACAAACTCTGTAAGGTAACTCATACATCTACTTCTACATTTGATTCTACGAAATGGGATGAATTCAATGAGTTTATTAATGTTGCGACAAACGTATTGCTAGCGCAGAATGCGACAATTGACGTATTGGGAACTTCCGGAATATTTGTAGGTAATCTTGAAAAGACTCAGGGATGGATGATAACCGAAGGAGCCATAAAACATAATGAGACAGGTTTTGAATTAACTGCTGAAGGTGGGATAAATACAGCTAATGGAAAGCTGATATTGACTTCTAATAGCACCGTAATTCGAACTAACACCGGCAAAGATATCGCTTTGTTTAAAGAGGTTGATGGAGTTCCGATGATTGATGCCAAGAATATCAATACTGAAAACCTGGTGGTAACATCTGGAGCTATTCTAGGAGGATGGGAGATAAAGGATAATAATATAGTGTCTAGAGATATAGCTGATGCAAAGATTCTTTTAGAGGTTAGCGGTACTCGTTTTTTGCGCATTAATGAGTATGGAGGAGTTTCTTCTCAAGGGGCATATCCTTTTTTGTCTATACGTAATGATAATCAGGACTGTATTAATCTAAGCACGTATGGTAAAGGAGGAATTGCGTTAAGAATTATTGCTAACACTTCTGGTGGTGGGGCTATAGAAAGTTACGGATCGCATTTATTCGGTCAACGTCAATACGAAAAGTGGGATGCTCCCGGAGTGTTATGGGCCGCGCGTATTTCGTCAGGAGGTGGGATATCTGACAGATGGGGAGACGGATGCTATGTTGCTAGTGTCAGCAGAACTGATACGGGTAACTATGTTTTTCGTCATGAATTAGGCCACACTAATTATTTTATAATAGCTACAGGTGTGAACGAAAACTGGACTCTTTGTATAATATCAGACAAACAGGCCAATACTTTTACCGTCAAGACATTCCATAAAGATCAAGGATGGATTAACAGTGCATTCGAGGTAGCAGTAATAGGTAGAAATAGAAAATAAATATAAAAGCTTATGAAAATAGACTTTAGAAAAATCGAAGTAATAGACATTGAAGGGAACAAGAGTACCATCGATGTATCACAGAAGTTTGCTAATGCAATTTATCAAAACACAGGTGATATTGGTGAGTTAGAAATTGCAAGGGAAATGTATAATAATGGCGTGGTCGATTTGACTTTGGAGCAAGCAGAATCTTTTAAAAAGTATGCAGAGCTTTTTGTTCGGGCTATTGATCGTTTGTCAGTTATTAATGCTTTGTCAAAAGAATAATAATTGGAAATTTAAAAACAAATATTTATGAAAAAAGTATTTTATGACTCATGGCTTGCTAAAGCTATCTTATTTCCAAGCTATTCAACCATCACTTTGTTTGCTTGGGTATTTACTAAATGGTCCAAGACAGATGCCAGGCAGTCAACTATCAATCACGAATGTGTCCATGCCCGTCAGTGGATTGAACTGACTGTTGCATCTGGATTACTCCTATGGGCCGGAGGGTTGATCTTCGGATACTCAGCATGGTGGTTGGCATTATCTGCGGTTATATTTTATCTATGGTATGTACTCGAATGGTGCATCCGCCTAATCGGTAATATCTGCAATCGTGATGCATACCACATGGTCTCCTTTGAAAGGGAGGCCCGTCTAGCAGAGAGAGACAACAACTACTTGGAGAACAGCCACTATTTTGCCTGGCTTAAATTCTATAAAAAATAATGGAACAGATAAGTCAAATCGTAACGTTAATTGGTAGTGCTATTGCAACAATCCTTCTTCCTCTGTTGGGTGCATTTATGTTCTACGACTCCAAAAAGCGTAGGGAAGCAGCCCAGGCTGAAAAAGCAGAAGCGGATAACATCAGCCAGTATGCAGCAGAATGGAAGGAACTTTATGAGAAAAAAGAAGCTAAAGTTCACGAGTTGGATACTAAGATTGACCAGCTTTATGTTGAAAAGAATGAGGACCGTGAGCGTATCCGGGATTTACAGGCCAAAAACGCAAAGCTGGAACTTGAGAATCAGGCTTTAAATTTTAAGAAATGCGAAGTTCGGGGATGTAAAGACCGTCAGCCACCAAGCGATTACTAAATAAAAGAGTATGAATTGGATCAAAGAAAGTAACCGTCCTAAGCACCTGCTTTATGCTATCCCGGCAGGCGCATTGCTTACCATCTTGTTTGTCGCAGGACTGGCGGCTGGCATGGAATTCAAGGACAAGGCTTGGGGTGGTAAATGGGACTGGCTTGATATTGCCGCAACGTTGATTGGAGGAATTATCGGTCAGGCTATTCAAATATTAATATTGATTTTAATTTTATAGGAGGAGAAATATATGAGTTTATCACGTGGTCTTAGAAATAATAATCCTGGCAATATCCGGATCACAAAAGACAAATGGCAGGGATTGAGAGATAAGCAGGAGGATAAGTCCTTCTTTCAGTTTACGGAAATGAAGTGGGGATACCGGGCGTTGATCCGTACCTTGCAAAACTACCGTAAAAGACATGGTTGTCAAACCATTGCGGATTTCATCAAAAGATGGGCGCCGGAGAACGAGAATAACACTGCCGGATACATCAACCGTGTATGTAAGGAGATGCAGGTTCCGAACACATACATCCCCGACATCAACGATAAGGCAACAATGTGCGCTTTTGCAGCCGCTATCTCCCAGGTAGAAAATGGTGTCCCTGCGGTGATGCCCGATGTCGAAGCCGGATGGAATTTATTATAAACTAAAAATAGAGGAGAAATAATCATGGACTTACAATTTACAAAAATAGAAGATCAGGACTTGTACGCTGCCGAAGCAGTAGTGAATGCCGATTTCAACATCCACCTTGAGCGAACCGCAGCTAGTCGTTTGAACATCTTTCAGCGTACTCCGACGGAGGGTGATTTCGAACCGGTATATCTGCCATCCAACGTACAGAATAACACCGGAAAGACTTTTGACTGTGATTTCAGTGCTTTGGTTTACCCCAAAACAATCCGCATTGAGAGCTATTCTGAGGTAACAACAGGTATCTTAACGGAGGCAGAATAATGCTAAACAGGTTATCTTTAAATAAACTGAGTCTTAACCGGGTCGATTTAAATCGAATCGGTGGTCGTGATGTAGGGGTGTCCGGTCGTCCCTACATCGACCCCGAACTACTCAGCCGCGTCAAGATGGCTATATCCACCTGGGGCAAGACTAACGACGACCCTGACCGGGCAATCTTGAAGGACTTGTCCGGCAACGGGAACGACATGCGCCTGCTGAACTTCGGATTTGCAGAGGGTAGTGGATATGGATTGCCGGGAACCGACTTCGAAGGTGCATTAATTACTGATGGGATTGACGACCAAATTGTTTCCACTAAGACTATTCAGGAGATGTTGGGAGGAAGCAATGATATTACGGTGGTGAGTATGATTTATCATATTAATTCACGTTTATCGGGTGGTAGCGGATATACGAATTATATAGATAATAATCTACCAACAGGTCAACAGTATTTCAGAAATAAAGTTATCTCCCAAGGTTTTGGTAAGTGGGGAATATATGGATATTCTTCCAAAAATAATGCAATTCCAGTACCAATTACAAATATATTAGGTGATAAAGCTGATTATAGTAGTGGTCAATCGGGAACGTATGACGGACTATTTAGTTCAAATGCTAAATTTTCACCTATTGGCAGAAGTCAGATAGCCGGTTCTGATACTAGTTCTTGTGCTTGGTACTGGACAATCCTAGCCGATAAAGTACTAACCACCGACGAAATCAATCAAGTTGTAGCTTACTATAACCTTGATCGTCCAGGACAGATCATCAAGCCTCAGTTGTACTGTAACATCAAGAAGCAGGATATCACTAACGACAACCACGCAGAGTTTAACGATCAGTTGATTGACTTTGTAGGTGGTCACAATATACAATTGAATAATATCGGTTGGGAAGGAGAAAGTGGGATTGGGAGTTATCCGGTAGTATTGGGTATAAATAAGACATTTAGATTTGGTACTCAGTGGGAGGTTAGCAACAGTGGAGCAAAAATGTCTTGTGTTGATATTGTTGGTATAAGTTTATACAGTTTATACTATAATGTTAAGAATCCAGAAGGCGGGGTAATCACAACAGAAATTCCGAGCTTTACTATTAAAGTTTCTGGAATTACCGATGGCAGTTTCGGATACCTGAGATATGGATATTTAGCAGCTCCCGATGCAGTTGCTATAACAGAGTTTCGTATGACTGCTGACGGTACTTATACTTTGCCGAAATGCTACGGAGGTTCTGAGGCATTAGATAAAAGTAAAAGTTGTTATGTCGGATTTTCGGTTGAGAAAACCAATGTGCCCGGAAGTTTAATTATCGAAGTCCTCCCCACCATCGAGAATGCTCTCAGCCTAGACGGAATTAACGACTTCGGCAAGGTAACCGGTCTCCCTGTTTTGAAGGACTATACGGTTGCTGCCGATTATGAAAGAACTAGGATAAATATCGGCTCTAATGGTGATGCTGCTGTATTATCTAAAACTGAATCACAGAACAATGGAGCTTTTATGTTTAATACTATATCCAATAATGGAGAAAAAATTTCTTATTCTTTCGGAGGTAGAAATATAATTAATACAGATGATACAATAAGAAGAATTTTTTATCAGTCTAAGTATATAAATAATGGTCAATACATAAATATTATACCAACATTTGTAGATAGTGATAAATTATGGCTTGGTACATATAGAGACAACGATACTAGATTTGCTAAATTAGCATTATGGTCTCTCATGCTCTTCCCCTACAGCCTCTCCGAGTTCTTGTTGGAGAGACAGTTGAGAAAGTATAAGGCAGGAACGCTATATCCAGATATGATCGAGTTTAGACCGATTGTAAAGAGTAACATCCCTTACTCCTCGATCTCCTACTCAGTTAATCCAGGAGAATACATTGCCGAAGGTAGCGCGGTAACTATCACCATAACCTTGTCAAACGCTTCTGATAAACTAATAGGCGTATCATCTAACGCCATCGGCGACATATCCATCTCTGGGGACAATGGTGTCTATGAGATAACCGGAAAGGTCACCAAATCTCCTCAGAAGATCAGCATAGTTATCTCCAGCTACTTGACAATGTTAGGTAACTATACTTTAATTTCAAATGAAACATTAATTAAAAACGAATAATATGGAAAAGATATTTGACATAGCAAAAGACTCCGAAAAGTCGTGGGGAGTCATTGCGCAAGGGATAGATGGGAATTTTGAGGAAATAGAGGCTAAGATGACAGATATTCCGATATCTTCCGTTAAAGAAATAAAAGAATACTCTCATGATGACACACAAAAAGGGTATTATTATGCTTTAACACAAGGTGTAGGAGGAATAGCACCGTTGGAACCAGTGTTATTTTCGGATAGTGGCTCTCAATGGGAATGTATGAAGCTGCCGGTCTTTGCGGGCAACATATGCACTATTGCTACTCAAGGTGGAAATAATGGTAGAGCTTATGCCATTACGGACGAATCTCTAAAGATTATAGAAGTGGCTGATGCTAACGTTAATACGTTGAATGAACCTAAAGTTATCACTATCAATGAAAATGGATATTTATATATAAACAATATAGTCGTTAGTGAACCTAAATTTAAAGTGAAAATAACTACCGGATTAGATATAAAAATAGATAAGCTGGTAGAACAATCAGAATTAATAAAAGAGAAAACTGAAGAGCTTGATAGAAGAGTAATATCTCCTAGATACAGAAATAATCCGTATCCTAAGAATGTCCAAAATCTGAAGATATTGTCAATAGGAAATTCTTATACAGACGATCCTACTGCATATTTGGGAGATATTGTGGAGAAGTCAGGAGCGGATCTTTCAAAATTATGCCTATATATAGCCGTTATGAGCGGGGCTTCTTTTGAGACTTGGGTTGATAAATATAAATCCAACGAGACGGTCACAATATCCAGAAGAGTGGGGACTTATGATATTGGTAAAACATCCGGCACATTAAAAGAATTACTTGCACAAGACTGGGATATAATCACAATACAGCAGGTCTCTACTTTGGCTAACCAATATGACAAATGGGAACCATCGTTAAAAGAGTATATGGAAATATTAAGACGTAACTGCACTAATCAGAATGTGTGTATAGGTTTCCAGTTGATACATGCCTATTGGACTGGTTATGGTGGTGCTCCTGTTGGTATTGCTAGATACAATGAGATAGTTAATAGCGTCAAACGTCTTGTTCAAGAGGTAGGGATAGACTTAATTATTCCGACTGGGACAACAATTCAAAATGCACGGAATACATCATTGCAGACGGAGCATGATATAACAAGGGACGGTTCGCATTTGTCATATGGGGTAGGCAGGTATTTATCTGCTTGCACTTGGTTTCAAGTATTGTTCTCTCCCTTTGTAAATAAATCTATTTTGGGCAATACGTCAATACATGTAGTGACAGAGGCGGAAAGAACCGCAGGTGATAATAAATATGAGGCAGTAGATGTCACGGAAGAAAATAGATCACTTTGCCAAGAATGTGCTTTTTTAGCCACTTTAGATATGTATAATGTAACTGATATTAGTGAGTAACATAACGAATTAAACAGTAAAGCGTATGAAATACATTGTATTCCCATCAGAGAAACTGGACGAGATACCGCAAGAGATGCTCGACGAACTGCACCTGACCCCACGAAAGAGCGTTGACGGTACTCAGGTGATCATGAAGATAGTTCATTACGAAGCTCTTTTTCCGTCCATTATGACCTTGCCATTATTGGACGAAGAAGAAAAAACGGAAAATCCGATTTATCCTTATCCTACCTACGAAGGCGAAGAGTTGAATACTTTATTGTCCGGTCCGGATTGGACGAGTAAGGATACGCTATGAGAGCTTTCTTCTATACCATTTTGCTGACGCTGGCAACATGTTTCACAAGCTGCCGGAGTATCAAGTATGTTCCGGTAGAGACTGTGAGAATAGAATATAAGGCCCGTGACAGCATTCGGTTCGATAGTATATACCAACGTGACAGTGTGTACCTTCTTATAAAAGGGGATACCGTCTACAAAGAGAGGTACAAATACCTATACCGGTATCTGACAATCAACAACACGGATACGGTCATCAAGACTGATTCAATCCAGATTCCTTACCCAGTAGAGAAGGAGCTATCTAGATGGCAGAAGATAAAGCTGGAACTAGGCGGCTGGGCATTCGGAACAGCATTGGCACTTTTGTTCATAATAATAGGAAATATAGTCTATAACCGAAAAGTCAAGAAAGGAGGTTAAAATGAAACATTGATTATTTATCAAATCGAGGAACATCTCGAAATGATTATTAAGCACTAAGTTATCCGGTAAAGTAGAAGGCCGGTTATCACTAATAATAAAATAAACTCCGTAGAGGCAGGAGAAAGAAGCCTCACACCCGTTTCGACGACCAAATCACAGACGGGCTAACATCTCAAGGACTGTTCGTGAGGCTTCATAGCTTAATCAACAGTTTTTGAGATGTTTTGTTTTATAACCTTATATGTTGTTCAGCATGAAAATTACAGAATTATATCAAAAGGTCGTCGGTGTGGTAATCATGGTAACAGGCATAAACGAGAATGATATTCTCCATTCCAATCGGGAAGAGTGCGCTGACGCAAGGTATTTGCTTGTGAGAGTTTTGTCAGACAAGCTGTCGGATAAAGAGACAGGTTCGCTGATTGGGAGAACAAGGCAAGGGGTGTCGTTTATTCGCTCTAACGACACAAAAATGAGAAAGTGGAGCGTAATGTCGGCATGGCGGGAAATAGATGATCATATAAAAGGGATTTCTTTTTGATAAAATATATTGTTTATATAACGGATATTTGCGATATTTGTAGTCGCTAATGCTAGCCTAAGACTCGTTTGATTTACACCTCCTGTATTAGGTAGCTTGGGACATCTTTATAGGTGTCCCTTTTTTATTTCCTGCAAGTAATTCGCAAGTAACTATTCATATGAGCAAGTAACTTCTTATGTCCTTTGTGATGCGGTTAATATTGACCGTATGCATAATTACATAAGATTTTATGGAAACTGAAATGAAAGAAATTATCAAGGAGAAGGAGTATGTCCATGACGAGAATCGTAAGGAATATGCTTCGAAAAGTGTCGGTAATGCGGCATTGGCCACAGGTATCATTGGTACAGCGCTAGGTGCTGCTGCTATTTGGGGACGTGGCAGAGGTTTTGGTATCGGCGGCGGAATGCCCGAAAACGTAAATATCAACACAGTAAGCGATGCCGTTGCCGGCCGTTCTGGTGTTGCTCCGACCGCATTCAATGCCTACAGCAAGTCTTGCGAAGCCGAATTGTCACTGACAAACGAGATGTGGGGCCTGAAGGTAAACACCCTGAATCAGATGTACGCACATCGTGATACAGACGTTGCTGAAAAATTCGCTTTGTGGAAATCACAGGTGGATGGCGACTTCGGCCTGTACAAATCTCAGGTAGACGGTGATTTTGGCTTGTACAAATCAATCCGTGACCTGTACGACAATCAGACAGAGAAACTGAACAACGCAACCTTCGGCTTGTACAAGAATCAGCGTGACGGCTTCGATGTGTTGAATGCCCGCATCAGTTGCCTCGAAAAAGAAGTGGCCGTAGGCGCCGCAATCCGTCCTTACCAGGACAGACTCATCCAGTGCGAGATTGACAAGGCGTTTACCGCTAGCATCAACTACACAGACCGTCTGGATTGCCGCAACATTAAGGGTGTGGTAACTCTTCCTAGCACTCCGACTGTGACCGGGTTTCCCAGCCAACGTTGCTGCTGCCAAGGAGCAACCGCAACAGCGCCAGCGCAGTAAGCCGGTTCCTAAGAAAAAGAAAAAATGAATAGTTAGTGGCGGTGCGCCTTCGGGCGTGCTTGCCGCTTTCCAATATCAACCACTAACTACGAGCTTATGAATAATTACTTTATGACCGGCGATCCGACACTTAATCCCGGAAGCAGCTTTGATGCGAGAATATCAGAATTACAGCAAATGCAGCAAAATCTGGAACTACAAAAAAGGATGTACGAGCAGCAGGCATCTCAGCCGGCTAACGAACAACGCAGTCAATCTCCCGTATGGGATGAAGTGGATTCAATTTGGGACAGCATGACCGAAAAAGAAAGAGAGCTGGTGGCATCCTCAGAGGAATTTGTGGAGAGCAGTAACCATATCTCAATGCTGCTTAACGAGCAATACATGGCAATGATGCGACCGGTAGTAGAACAAAGTAAAGCTGGAAAAGATGCATTGGACAATCATCTCACATTGCTGAAAAGACTCCGTAAATCAGCCCAAAAAGAAGCTGACGCAGAACTGGACGATTTTAAAGAGTATAAAGAGAAATACTCCGATATGCCTTACTCCGAATATCAGAAGATGAAACGTGAGCAAGTGAAGAAAGGAGGCAAGAAATGAAAGTGACCGATATCAACCAGTTTAAAGGTGACCTAAAGACCCAATTGCAAATTTGGGCGGAAAGCAAGATAGACGGAATCTTCCCAACCAAGCCGCAGGTAAGAGGAATCTTAAAGAAGGGATTGAACAACTACATGTACCGCATAGACGATAAGCTGGATAAAATAATTGATAACTCCCTACTGTTCCTCGGCGATGAAAAAGGCATGATCGATACAGACGCTGTCTTTGACACATTCGTAGGGATGTTTAAAGAGATGGACATCAAGGAGTATAAGCTGGGAATGATCCCGGTAACCGTTGGAAAAGGCGAGATCGTAGCCAACATTCCTCACCATCCTCTCTTGGATATGATCGTCGGAGATCTGGGCAAAGTGACCATATCCGCAGAAGACATACTTGAGATTAAATCACTATTATAACTAAAAAATATGAAATACCTCGATATGATGAAGAAGGCTAAATCCGAAGGCGTTGCCTCGGAAAAGGCCATGTGGAAAAGCGTAGAAGGAGTAGATGAGATCCTTTGCGTTGTCAAAGAAGAGCATCCGGAGATGTATATGTCCTTTATGCGTGACCAGCATGAGGCGCTATACGGTCCCCACTACGATAAGCATTTCGCAGAGATGGACGTAGATAAGATCAAGTACACCAATGCTGCCGGCGAAAAGAAGACCGGCGCTCATTGGAATGTCGATCAGATCCTCGAAGCAACGAAGACCATGCCGTTCCCGTCTGGAACAACACCCTGGGACAGATACGTTGCATTCAACTCGTTTTATTCAGATATGTGTGCGGTATTGGATGAGGCTACTCTCTTGAAGGGTGCTTACCGGTTTTACTTCGCCGACGAAGATGCTCCGGCCGGTAAGATCTGGGAGTACATGACAGCCATGATCTATGAAGACTAGCCTTGACATATTGCTGGAACAAGCAGACGACAGATATCATCACGACTTCTGCCGCCTGCTTATGGTCATGCTGTGGAACGCTTAGAGAGGTTCCTTGAATGGCTTATACCTATTGCTGTCTTGGCAAAGGTTGCGTCCTTGTGTTTGTCCCTGGTTATGTAACCGGGGATTTTTTATTCTACTTATAAAG